CAAGGTTTGCGGCGGCTAAAAACAATCAATTAGTTTGGTATGTTGCTCCAAGTTACAGAATGGCTAAAAATATTGTGTGGGATCAACTTAAAGGTAAACTCAAAGATTTGAATTGGGTAGAAGCAACCAACGAAGCGGAACTTATGTTGCGTCTTAAAAATGGATCCAAGATATATCTCAAGGGCGCAGACTCACCTGACAGTTTAAGAGGCGTGGGACTTAATTTTTTAATTCTGGATGAATTTCAAGATATAGATCCAAAGACATGGACAGAAGTATTACGTCCAACATTGTCAGACAAAAAAGGACATGCCTTGTTCACAGGAACGCCACGTGGAGTAGGATCATGGTCACATGACATGTACTCAATGGCTCTTGCAACTGACGACTGGGATGCATTTACATACACAACATTAGACGGCGGCAACGTTGATCAAATTGAAATAGATCAAGCCATGCGAGACATGGATTCAAGAACATTTGAGCAAGAGTACCTAGCATCATTCACCACATATAGCGGAGTTGTTTATTATAACTTTGACAGAAAAGAAACAAGCAAAGAAATGCGTGGACTTGAAACAAGAGAAATCCACGTAGGAATAGATTTTAACGTTGATCCTATGAGTTGTAGTATCAGTGTTATAGAAGGAAACACAATTAACTTTATTGATGAAATATGTATGCGTGGCTCAAACACAGATGAAGTATGTGATGAACTAAAACGCAGATATCCAAACAGCAGAATTGTGATGTATCCAGATCCTGCGGGCCGCCAAAGAAAATCGTCAGCGGGTGGACGTACTGATATCTCTATCCTACAAAACGCAGGTTTCCAAGTGCAAGTGCGTAATGCCCACACGCCAATAAGAGACCGCGTTAATAGTGTGAACGCTAAATTAAAGAACACACATGACGTAAGAACATTGTTTGTTGATCCAAAATGTAAACAGATCATAAACAGTTTAGAAAAAATGGTTTACAAACCAGGTACATCCGTTATTGAAAAGGATGGAGAATTAGATCACATGGCTGACGCAGTGGGGTATTTGGTAGACTTCCTTTACCCACTACGCACAGACTTTGAATCATCTACACCACAGCGTTGGGCATTTACTGGTAACAACAATCAAGCAAGGAGATGGACATAATGCCCTATATAAGAGATAGAGTAGTAAAAGGCGACAGCAGAAACAACATTGATTATATCTTGGAGGCACATGATGCTTACAAGTATTACTTGAATCGTTGGCAGTTTTTAGGAGACTCATACCAAGGTGGTTATGATTACTTCGCAGGCAGATACTTAGAGCCTTATTATTACGAAAGTAGAGACGACTACGAAAAGCGTCTACGTATGTTGGCACTAGACAATCATACGAAATCCGTTGTTGGAATTTATAATAGTTTCTTATTCCGTAAAACAGTAAAACGTGACATGGGCAGTTTAGAAGGTCCAAGCATGAACAGTTTTATGCAAGATGCTGATTTAGATGGTAGAAGTTTTGATGCCTTTATTAGAGACCTCAGTAGTCTAACAATGGTATACGGCAATGCTTGGGTCATAGTTGATAAGCCTGTATCAAATGCTACAACAAGAGCAGATGAATTAGATCAAGAAATACGTCCATACGTTTCTATCTTTACACCAGACAACGTCCTTGATTGGGAATACTCACGCCAAGCAAATGGTGCGTATACACTAAAATATTTAAAAGTAAAAGAAGAAGTAGTAGGCTCTAGACAATACATTAGAGAATACACAGTTGATCAAGTTAACGTGTATTCAATTGATGGTGACTCAAAAGAAGGTGAATTGTTAGAAGCAATGCCAAACACACTAGGCAGAATACCTGCGGTATGTGTGTATGCACAACGATCAAACGTAAGAGGCGTAGGTGTTAGTGCCGTGGGGGATATTGCAGATGTGCAGAAGGAATTATATGAATTTAGTTCAGAGATTGAACAGATTGTAAGATTAACCAATCACCCCACACTTGTAAAAACTGTGGACACAGAAGCAAGTGCTGGAGCAGGTTCAATTATCCAGATGCCACAAGGCATGGATGGGTCACTTAAACCTTATTTGTTACAGCCAGATGGTGCAAGTATTGAAGCAGTACTAGATGCAATGGGTCGTAAGATTGACAGCATTGATAGAATGGCCTGTTTAGGTGGCATCAGAAGTATTGAGTCAAGAAGACTTTCAGGCATTGGACTACAAACAGAATTTCAAATGCTGAATGCTAAACTTGCTGACTTTGCAATGAACCTAGAACACGCTGAAGAACAGATATGGCGTATGTGGGCAATGTATCAAGGCACAGCATGGGATGGCAATGTATCATATGCCAGAACATTCTCAATACAAGACAAGTTCAACGATATTAGTATGTTGAAAATGGCCAAAGAAGCAAACGTAACCAACCCTGGTATGATCAGTGATATTGACAACAAAATATACGAAACTATATTTGAAGAAGAATTTAAAGAGCAGAGCGTGGGGGCGCAACCTGGCACAATGGTACACGGTACCATGACATCAGTAGGTGAGATGGTGAGTCATCTGCGAGAAATGTATGCACAGGGTTATACTGACGAGCAGATACTCGCCCTCCACCCAGAACTAGTTGCTTTGTTTGGCAACGGCGATGAGTAAATGGCTAACAAGTATGTGGCAAACGTGCCTTTCTATATTGAAGGCAACGAAGAACGTTTTAGGGAATTGTTGGGAGAGTATAATCAAAACTTGCATCAGTTTGAAACAAAAAGTAACAAAGCCGCAGGCAGACGAGCCAGGAAAAACTTATTAGAATTGTATCACTTATGTCGTACTAGACGTAAGGAGATACTTGAAGGCATCCATGAAGCAACATGGCACGAACATCCAAGTTGGATAGGCGTAGAAGAAGGAGAGTAACATGGCCAAGACACGAGGCGGCAAAAAAAAGAAAAAGTCTAAAAAGAAGTCTTAGACTCGTAAATAGCACCTATTTGTACAAAAATACTAAATAAGTGTAGTTAAACAATACTGTCATTTAGGGCAGGGGTAACTCAACCAATTAGAAAGAGGCGAAGTATGAACGCAGAAACAGCGGTAAACGATATGGAGGCGACTGTTACTCCAACAGAACAACAGGTAGCAACACAGGAAACTAAGGAAAATCTATTAACACAAGACGATGTAAATCGCATTGTAGCAGATAGAGTAGCACGAGAAAAAGCAAAGTTTGAAAAGAAATTCTCAAACGTTGATATTGATCACTACAAAACTTTGGTAGAAAAAGAAGAACTCCAAGCACAAGAGCAATCTGAAAAGCGTGGAGAGTATGAAAAGTTATTGAAGGAACAGGCAGACAAGTTTAACGGCAAGTTAACTCAATACCAAACAGAACTTCATACTATCAAAGTAGATGGAACATTACTAAATGAGGCAAGTGCTCAAAAGGCCATTAACCCTCAGCAAGTAGTAAGTTTACTCAAAGGCCAAGTCAAATTAAACGACGGTGGTGGAGTAGACGTAGTGGACTCAAGTGGTCAAGTACGTTATGATGAAAATGGTAATCCATTGACACCAAACGCATTGATCAAAGAATTCCTTAGTGCAAATTTACATTTTGTTCAAGCAGGACCTGGCGGTACTGGAAGTGGACAAGGTATAGGTAAGCAAACTCCAGTGGTAGACAACGATATATCTAAATTAGATATGTCAAACCCTAATCACAGAGCCCAATATGCAGAAATCATGAAGGGCAAAGGAATTAGGTTATAATAAGATAATGCTATCAAAATAATCTAAAGGAGATATAAATCATGGCAAACGAAGCAACAGGTTCAGTTCTAAGCGAACTGTACGCAAATATCGTACAATCTGCACTTTATACATTAAGTGAACAGACAGTAATTAGACCTCTTATCCGTAACTACGATATGAGTGGAACACCAGGCTTAACAGCACAGGTTCCAATTTACCCAGCAATCTCAGCCGCGGCAATCGCTGACGGTACTGATCTTGCTAACACAGCGTTCAATACTACAAGTAAAACAATGACAGCAAGTGAAATTGGTGTTATGGTTGAACTAACTGACTTAGCGGCTGAATCAGCAACTGATGATGTAGCGGCGGCAATTGGACGTCAAATTGGTGATGCAATGGCTAAGAAAGTAGACGCTGATTTAGCGGCTCTTTTCACAGGCTTCTCTGCAAACGTTAACAAGACTTCAGCGGCTGTTACAGTTGATGACATCTTTAAAGCGGCGGCAACTCTACGTGCTAACCAAGCACCAGGCAACTATGTTGCAGTACTTCACCCATATCAAGCATATGACCTTAAAGCACAGTTAACAAACGCTGGCGCAACAATGTCACATTCTTTGAGCGAAGTAGGTAACCGTGCATTAATGGACGGCTTTATTGGGCGTATTGCTGGTGTTGATATCTTTGAATCAACAGTAGTATCTGCACCTGACTCAGCAGGCGCTTATTACGGTGCTGTTATGACTCAAGATGCACTTGGCTATATGGTTAAGCGTAGCATGAGAATTGAAACAGAACGTAACGCTTCTAAGCGTTCACTAGAAATCGTAGGCTCAATGGCCTTTGGTGTTAGTGAAATCTTTGATGGCTATGGCGTTGGTATCATCTCAGACGCAACAGCAGTACTTTAAGTACTAACTGACTAGGAATGGGGCGTTTAGGCGCCCTATTCTTTTATCTGAATAAATACATGTGGTAGAAGAAGGACTTCACCATTTTGATAGGAGCAGGACCCTATGGCAACATTAGCAACCATAAACGATGTCGTGGCATTTGAACCAGACATTGAAAATTACGGAATTTCAGACTTTGACGGCGATATCACTAAAGCACAATCAGATGTGTTTCGTGACTTACGCATTCGTTGGTGGCCCACACAGCAACATGGACTTTATGATGTAAAGTACGTGGCAGGCGGTGCAATGGAGCCAGACGAAGATCTATTTACAGCAAGTCAACTGACCCGCGCCTGTGTCTATCAAGCATTGGGGTACCATATCTATCCAAAACTATCACGCTTTGAGCCTGATGTAGACGTCTTTGAAAGAAAGATGGAACACTACAGAGCAGAGTACGAACGTGAATTAGATTTAGTATTACGAGACGGTGTAGAGTATGACTTGGACAGTTCTGGAACAATTACAGACAACGAAAAAGTAGCAACTCATCATCTTCGCCTAAAAAGGTAAGGATAACAAATGAGTTTACGCAACAACATTGCAGAAAATCTATTAGAAGTTCTCAAAGACATCCGTGACCCACGTCCTGTGCTGGTTACAAGAGAACCATTTGAAGTTGAAAAACTAGCAATAACACAATTCCCCGCAATACTAATATCAACAGGCTCTGAAGAGCGTGACACAGAAACCATGGGCGCTAATGGCGTTCGTCGTGGGACAATCATATTTCAATTGAGAGGCTTCATAAGAGGCACTGAGTTGGACAAAAAACGAAATCAACTAATTGAAGCCATTGAAGAACAGTTAGACAGCGACAGATACAGAGGCAAAACGTCTGGACAAGTTCAAAACTCAATGGTAACAGGTGTAGAAGTAATAGAAAGGTTGGCTCCTCTGGCTGAAATTGTAATTAACTTTGAAGTTACATATTACTTCCAAAGAGGCTCAGCATAAAAGGAGAAAACTATGATAAAAATGAGAAAAAATAATTCAGTTAAGGAAGTGACAGATCACTCCTTAGTTGACATGTACGAACAGGCAGGTTGGACTAAGTTTTTAGACGCTCGTGTAGAAGTCAAAGCAGAAGTTAAATCACCTAAAAAGGAATTTACTGAGGTCAATACTGATCACAGTGAACAAGTGGACATGACGCCCACGGACAAAAAAGCGTCTTTTAACGCAACCAGCAACAAAGGAGAAAAATAATGGCTTTAGCAAGTATTATTACTGGAAACAACGGTGTAGTTAAGATTGATGATGCGGCAGGCACGCTAACAAGCATTGCCAGTGTACGTTCATTTTCACTTGAAATTACATCAGATACTATTGAAACATCCACTATGGGAGTGGACAGCAGAACCTACGTAAAGGGACTTAGTTCTTTTTCAGGTACCGCTGAAATTTACTACGATGGAGATGTATTTCCAACAGCAGACAGTGGGACTAATCTTTCAGGATTTAACCCTACACTAGAAACAGTTGGAACAGCACCTTACAATATTGAATTGTTCCCAGATGAAACTAACCACTCAGGCACTAAGTTTAGTGGCGACGTGATCATCACAGGGTTTACACTTAACGCTTCAATGGACGGCATGATGGAAGCATCTATCTCGTTCCAGGGTAGTGGACCATTAGCATACGCTAACTCGTAAGGTAAACTAATGAAAGTTAAAGTTCTTGGCATTAACGAAACTCTAAGTTTTCTTGGAAAAAGTGTAACAGAAAATGTTACACAGATTGCTTCTATCTACGAAGAGGAAGCACGAAGAGCAACGCCTGTTAGATCAGGCAGAGCACAGAGAAATTGGAAGAAGGAAGTTGATGCTGGGGGCTTTGACGTTTCTAACACTCTACCGTACATACGTAGATTAGAAGAGGGCTATTCAAAACAAGCGCCAAAGGGAATTACTAGGGCGGCCACTAGGCGTGCTAACTCAAGGATTAAACAGTTATGACAACTAACACAAAACCACAGTCTGTAATACAGACAGCAACCGCTCATTTTAGAACAAAGATTAGCGGAGATATGCAACACATTATCGTACCTGAATGGGGTGATGCAAAGATTTATTTTAAGTCTTCAAATACGCTAACAGAAGAATCAAGACTTCTTAATCTTGCACAACAAGGCAAGACTGTAGAAGCACTAGTAGAAACACTTATTACCAAGGCTCGTAAAGAAGATGGTACAAAGATGTTTAACATACACGACAAAGCAACTTTTATGAATGAAGTTGATCCAACCGTTGTTATTAGAGTATGTGGCGATATGAACGCTACACTAGATGACAGCAATTTGGAGTTTGTTGAAAAAAACTAAAAAGCGATCCTGACCTAATGTTTATGTACAGGTTAGCAAAGGATTTGGGTCGCACAGTCAAAGAGGTTATGGAAATGACCACAGCAGAGTTTATGGGATGGGTAGCATTCTACAAATACAATGCTGAAGAAGAGAAAAAAGCAATGAACAGCGCCAAGGCAAGGAGATAACAAATGAGTGACGTAACAGTACGTTTTAGAGGTGATACTAGTAATTTAGATCGCGCCTTACGCAATGTTAATCGCGGCATGAAAGGGTTACAAAAAAACTCCAAGTCAGCGAATCGTAGTTTACAAGGCATCCAAAAAAGTTCCATGCTTGTTAGTGGTGCTCTTAAAACAGCCGCTCTTGCTCTTGGTGCGTTCGCTGTAGGCAAAGGTATACAAGGTGTTATTCAAGCAACTACTACCTTTGAAGGCTTCCGTGCTCAACTTACGGCATACCTTGGAGATCAAAGAGCCGCAAACGCAGAACTTGCTAGGCTTGAAGAACTTGCCACAGGATTGCCACAAAGTCTACAAGACTTAACACACGGTTTTACAGTTCTTACTAGAGAAGGTATTGGTACAGCCAATAAAGAAATGAAAGCCTTCGCTAACATTGCATCAGCAAATAATAAAACACTTGGACAATTAGCAGAAGCCTTAGGTGATGCTACTAGAGGAGAGTTTGAACGTATTAAAGAGTTTGGTGTTAAGGTTAATAAAGACGGTGATAAATTTGTTGCTACTTTCCAAGGACAAACACTAGCAGTAGAAGATAGTGCTATTGACATAGTTAATTCAATTAGAAAAATTGGTGAGAAAGGCGGTACGTTCTATGGAGCGGCTGAGAGTCAAGCCAACACACTAACTGGTGCTATGAGTAGAATGGGCGATAGTGTCCAAAAAGCATTTAGAACAATTGGCGAAGGTGGTTTAGCAACGGCTATTGCAGAAGTAGCAGATCGCATGAGTAAGTTCTTAGATAATAACAAAAAATTAATGAAAGACATTGGC